CTTGCTCCGTTCGTAGCACCTCGCAAGGGAGGTATGACAATCCTGCGCGAAGGTTACACCATGGAGCGCTATACTCCCCCGTCTATTGCTCCGAAGAGACCGTTGACTGTTGACGATCTCAACAAACGTGGATTCGGGGAAGCTCTCTTTACCCAGCTCACACCGGAACAGCGCCAGGCTGCCTTGATCTTCAGGGATATGCAGGAGCTGGACGATATGATCGCAAGACGTGAAGAAGCAATGGCCGCAGAACTGTTGCTCAATAACAAGCTGGTAATGAAGCACTATGCTGATGACACCGGCAAGTATGAGGAAATGGAAATCCAGTTCTATTCCGGCGCTAATCCTAATGCAGCCACACTGACAACCAAGTGGAATGAAGACAATGCAAACATCCTTGGTGACTTAGCTGTATTGGTAAGGAAAATTACCTCTAAAGGCCTGCCTTGTACTGACCTTATCTGTTCACCGGATGTTGCTGATGTAATCGTTCGTAATGACGATATAGAGAAGTTCCTGGACAACCGCAGGTATGAACTGGGCAGGGTCAATCCAGAATTGCTCCCGGCCGGTGCTGCTCTCATCTGCGTGCTGAACGTAAACGGCAGATACATCAATGTATTCAGCTATGATGAAACATACACTGCAGATAACGGCACCGATACCCAGTTTATTACTTCTAAGTATGCGATCCTGACCGCTCCGAATTGCGGACGTACTCTTTACGGAGCCGTTACCCAGGTTGAGCAGGATGACGGCCTGTTCCATACCCGCGCAGGAAGACGCATACCGAAGTATGTAAGCGATCCTGTCGGAAATACCAGGGAACTCACACTGTCCAGCCGTCCGCTGCCTGTTCCGAACAATAAAGGCGCTTGGATAGCATTCCAGGCTATTTCCTAATGCGCTGAATGAAAGGAGACAAGTATCATGGCAGTGATCATTACAAACGGTACGGTTGTCTACAATAAGGGGAAAATCTCCGTTGCCATTACTGAAGCCGATGGCGTTCAGGAACTTCCCGCCGACATCGAAGCCCGTCTTGTAGTCGCAGGTGTTGCTCGGTATGTGGGTAAGCCAACGCCAATAAAAGAAACACCCGATAAAGCTGTTGCAACAGCCTCTGAACAGACAAAAAAAGATGAGCCGAGTAATAACATTCTGGATGAGGACGGCGGCTTTAAAGACAAAATAGAAGCGCCGAACGATATACCGAGCTATAGCGTAGAAATGAAGTCGACGGAGCTGCGCGAGATCATGAGTGATTACGGAATCCCCTACAAGGTCGGAATGTCAAAGGCAGATATGGTGGCTGCTCTTGACGAATATTTCAAAGAGGAATCCGGAGAGGATTCCGATGGAGGATCCGAAGGAGACGAAGAAGCACCACCTGATCTTGGAGCCGAGGAGCCGGTATTATGAGCGGATTTAAGGATATGGTTGAAGCTGACATCAAGCGTGTTTTTACCAATCCTTCAGAATTTGCCAAGCTACACACTATTATTTATGATGGTGTAACCTATGAGAATATTCCGGTTGTGCTATCCGGCATCAAGGAAAAGGATAGACGGCAGCTTGTGTCAGACCATGTCCAGGGCCTGTTCCTTGTTACCGCTGTTCTTCATTGCGCTGCTTCCGACCTTGGCGGCGTAGTCCCGGAAAAGGGCATGAAAATTAAAATAAACGATGGAGATTTTTTCAGAGAATTTTATGTCGCATCGTCTGTTAATGAGATGGGCATGCTCCGGGTGGAATTGGAGGCGATTGACGAATGAGTGCACGTATAACAGAAGTTGGCGCCAACAGTTTAAGCCGAATAAATAAAATCCTTGCGGGTATACCTGGCGGCATATGGAAAGCCAGTTATTCAGCCCTAAAGCGTGCCGGCGACACGGCCAAGACAAGAGCCGGCCAGTTTGCAGCAGAGGTATACACTATCAATAAAGGCGACTTCATGAAGCATGTCCACCAAAAATCTCATATCAACAGTGAATCGGGAGGCATTGTTTCCATGAGTATTAGTTATGCCGGAAATGTCCTCCCGCTTTTGACATTCAATACAAAGTATTCGAGGAGCGGTCTCCTGCAGACTCAGG